ACCACACCTGAGGAACTTATGCCTGAGAATGAAGACGACAGCCTTCACTACATGGACGCACTGGAGGACAACCTTCGTGCAACCACAGTAAAGATAGAGCTGACTGAGGATGACATCAAGCACATGGATGCTAGGATGAATGCGGCAGATAAGTATGCAAAAGAATATGTAAATTTTTTAACAACCAAAAACAAATAGAATGAGTAATCAATTTAAAATGACAGGTGTCGTAGAAAAGATCTTAGACACAGAACACGTAAACGAAAAGTTTAAGAAGAGAACATTTGTAGTAAACGATCAGGCAGATAAGTACCCACAGAAGATATCGTTCCAGACGGTACAGGACAAGGTAAGCATGCTTGACTCCATCATGGAGGGACAGGAGGTTGAGGTGTCCTTTAACCTTAGAGGACGTGAATGGACGTCACCACAGGGAGATGTCAAATACTTTAACACACTTGAGGCATGGAGGATAGAGGGATCATCATCCCAGCCATCTCCACAGCCAGTTACAACTGAAGAGAAGGACGGAGATCTTCCGTTCTAGGCATTGTGTGTTCATGATGAAAGCAGTTAGGATTCTGCTGGTTAGCTGACCATACTCAGTAAAAATTCTTTAGCATCGGCTGTATGGTAGTCGGTGCTTTTTTTAACCAATTTAATTCAATCATATGAAATACCACATCACACGTACAGATAAACTTGAGGAGAGAGATCAGGTGATCGAGACCTTAAAGGATCACTATGACGCCAGGAGTAAGAAGGGTATCATTAAATACAACACAACACTACACGACAACAATAACGATGACTTCCTTGTGCATCTGCTTGAGGAGTTGATGGATGCCACGGCATATATTACTAAACTTCTAATGCAGAGAAAGGATGATAACGTACTTTAAGACAATAAACGACACAGACCAGCCCTACCATATAGATATAGATAGGGCTATAGACAGGATCCGTGACGGGTCTTCAAAGGATTTGATTGGTAAGGTTAGGTTAGAGGGGGATAAGGATGGCAGGAATAAGTTAAAGAAACAACTTCCTGCTATCTGTTTCTCTGGCACCTTTTCCGACAGGCGTGACAGCTCGATCATAGAGCACAGCGGAATCATGTGCCTAGACTTTGATGGATTCAGGGACGAGCAGCACCTACACTCAAAGAGGGTGGAGTTGATGGAGGACGAGTTCACTTACTGCCTATTCACATCACCATCTGGAGATGGACTCAAGACACTTGTTAGGATACCTAAGGACGCAAAGAATCATAAGAAGTACTTCAAGTCACTTGAGAAGTACTACGCATGCGATGAGTTTGACACCTCATGTAAGAACATATCCAGGGTATGCTACGAGAGTTACGATCCTGATGTATATATAAATGAGCTTTCATCTGTGTGGAATGACATGGAGAAGGAGACAGAGTTTTTAACACCTTCCAAGGCGACAATAAAAATATCAGACTCTAACGAAATCATACGTAGACTATCTATATGGTGGGACAAGAAGTATGGAATGGTCCAGGGACAGAAGAACAACAACCTGTTCATCCTGGCATCAGCACTCAATGAGTTTGGTGTCAATCAGGACGAGGCGTTTAGTGCGCTTAACTCATACGACTCAACTGGAGATAAGTCTTCAGAGATAATGGCCATAGTGCGTAGTGCGTACAAGAACATGTCTGGACACAACACTAAGTTCTATGAGGACATTGATAAGACGTCAGAGATAGCCAACAATATAAAGATGGGTGTACCTATTGCTGAGATAAAAGACAGCAACAAGGACGTCGATGTAGATGAGGTCGCTAAGACTGTAGACTTCAACGAGTTTTGGATTAAGAACAGTAAGGGCAAGATTGATCTTGTACCTCACCTGTTTAGATTATACTTGCAGGACAATGGTTTCTACAAGTACTACCCCGTAGGTAGTAATAACTTTGTATTCGTAAGGGTGGTTGACAACACCATATCTGACGTGAACGAGGAGATGATAAAGGACTTTGTTCTTGATTACCTTTTGGGTATCGATGACATGTCGGTTTATAACTTCTTCGCACTTAACACAAAGTTTTTTCAGGAGACATTTCTAAACTATGTCTCAAGGATAGAGCCGAACTTCATGGTGGACAACACGGATGAGGCATATCTTTACTACCTTAACTGTGCCGTAAAGGTTACAAGGGATAGTGTAGAAACCATTTCTTATAAAAACCTTAAGGGGCATGTATGGGAAAAGCAAAAGATAGATAGGGACTTTATCAAGTCAGAGTTTAAGGACTCAGAGTTCAGGTACTTTATCAAGAACATATCTGGAGATAGCTCAGACAGTACAAGGTCTATGGAGAGCACTCTTGGGTACCTTATGCACTCGCACAAGCCAGCAAGCTACTGCCCTGCTGTTATACTAAATGATGAGATAATATCAGATCATCCTGAGGGTGGTACTGGTAAGGGGATCTTTGTCAAGTCAATAAGTCACATCAAGAAGATGGTTATAATTGACGGTAAGGGATTTTCATTTCAAAAGTCTTTCCCGTACCAGAGGGTTCAGGTAGACACGCAGACTCTTGTATTCGATGACGTCGCCAAGAACTTTGACTTTGAGAGACTGTTCTCTGTAATCACGGAGGGTATAACACTTGAGAAGAAGAACAAGGACGAGATACATATACCTTTTGAGTACTCTCCAAAGATTGTCATCACCACGAACTATGCGATAAGGGGTGCTGGTAACAGTTTCGAGAGGCGTAAATGGGATCTAGAGTTCAAGCAGTACTACACAAAGAGTTTTACTCCAGAGAGTGATTTCGGTCACATGTTGTTTAGTGAGTGGAATGACTTGGAGTGGTCAAAGTTTGATAACTATATGATCGACAACCTACAGCTATATTTAAAGAGTGGGCTTGTTGTTTGTGAGTTTAAGAACCTTAAGGTAAGGAACTTTATCGCAGAGACCAACTCAGACTTCTGGGAATGGGCTGCAGAAAAGGATAACTCTTACACTAAGAAGGGATCCCCTAGCCTTGGCATGGAGCTATACAATAGCTTTACTGAAGAGTATCCTGACTATGGTGCCTACGGAAAGTTTAAGCTTTCGCATAGTAGGTTTTACAAGTGGCTTGATAGCTATGGTAAGTTTAAGTACGACACTAAGCCAGTGGTGACAAGGAATGCTACTGGTAAGATGATAGAATTTATAGAAACTGAGCCTGAACAGGTTAAACTAAACTTTTAAGATATGAAACTACGTGACTACCAGGTAGATATATCCAAGAGAGGTTTGGATATACTGAACAGACTCAATATGGTTTGCCTTGCGATGGAGGTACGCCTTGGCAAGACCTTCACATCCTTAGAGATATGTAGGCTTGCTGGGGCTACCAAGGTTTTGTTCTTGACAAAGAAGAAGGCGATATCATCCATACAGTCCGACTACGACACTATGGATCCAGAGTTTGATATAACGATCATAAACTATGAATCTATACACAAGATTGAGGATGTAATGTTTGACGTGGTGGTGTGCGATGAGTCACACACCATGTCTGCATTTCCTAAGCCAAGCATAAGAACACGTCAGATAAGAAAGATGTTGTCCATAAACAATGCGAAGCTTATACTTATGACTGGCACACTGACTCCAGAGTCATACAGCCAGATATACCATCAGTTTTATGTGCATCCTGACAATCCGTTCAGGTCATACAAGAACTTCTATGCATGGTCTCATGACTATGTCAATGTGTGGCAGAGAAAGATAAACAGCTTCATGGTCAACGACTACTCTCGTGGTATCGAGGGCAAGATTATGGGTGCAGTTGCACCCTACGTTATATCCTTCACACAGAAGGAGGCTGGATTCTCTACAGACATAGAGGAGGAGATCCTGTATGTAAAGATGCAGGACAGGACGTACCAGATATGTGACAAGCTTTCTAAGGATCTTGTTGTGGAGGGAAGTGAGGAGGTAATACTTGGTGATACCCCTGCTAAATTGATGCAGAAGCTACACCAACTTTACAGCGGAACCGTTAAATTTGAATCAGGAAATAGCATGGCTATTGACAGAACAAAGGCTATATTTGTCAGAGACAAGTTCAAGGGGACTAAGATTGGTATATTCTATAAGTTTAAGGAGGAGCTAAAGGTTCTTCAATCTGTATTTGGTGACAGCCTTACTACAGACCTGGAAGAGTTTAACTCAACCGACAAATCAATCGCCCTACAGATCGTTTCTGGACGTGAGGGTATATCGCTACGTAATGCTGCACATCTTATATTCTACAACATAGACTTTTCTGCAGTCAGTTACTGGCAGGCCAGGGATAGGATGACTACGATGGACAGAACCTTTAACAAGGTGTACTGGATATTTAGTGAGGGTGGTATTGAGGACAAGATATACACAGCGGTAAAGAAGAAGAAGAGTTATACTGTTAACATATTTAAAAAGGATTATGAAAAGGATAGAGATAGAGGATAAGCTTCACGATCTTAAAGAAGAGCTTGTAAACGTAAACATTGAGCTGAGTAAGAATCAGTTTGATAAAAGGTCCCTTAAAAACAATATAAGGTACTACGAGGACATGCTTCTGAATCAGCTAGAGATTGACTTTGATGATTGTGAATAAGATATAATGACTGAACAAAAGATACAGGCTAAGTTGATAAAAAAGTTGGAGGCGGATGGCTACTACGTTTTGAAGTTGTCTGTCACCAACAAGCCAGGTATCCCTGACCTTATTGCAATACCTAAGGACTCAGACGCTGAGTTCTATGAGGTCAAACGTCCAGGTAAAAAACCTAGGCCACTTCAAGAGTATAGAATTAAAGAGTTACAGAAACACGGACTAAAGGTATATGTATATGATGGAAAATCTAAATAAATTAAGACAGGTAAAAGACAGCGTGTATAAGCACGATGTAAATAAAGAAAAAGAAAATGTAACAATACGAGACCTATGCGATATGTATCCAAACGATGCAGATCTGGGTAGGGAGATTAGAATTTTAATTAAAAATATTAAGAATGATAGATAATATTATAGAGATTATAGGTAGAGACAGGCTTTCAACCAGAGACAGACATAGGTTCCTCGTTCATAAGAGAGCATTTTTATTTGCAGTTCTTAGGGAGAATGGATATTCCCTTGATTATATAGGAAAATTATTTAACAGAACCCATGCCACGGTTATCCATGGATTAAATGGATACGAGTACTGGACTAAGAATAAGGACGAATTATTTTATGACGATGTATCTGAATACATGGATATGTTTGGCTATGAAAAGATAGAGCTAAAAAAAAATTATAACCTACTTGAAGATATAAAAAATTGCAAGCAGTTTAAAGATGTTGAAACAATAAAGAGGAGGATATCAAATGAAATGTACTAGGGGAGTATACTGTGTGGATATAACGGTCAATGCAAAACCTGTGTCCATGAGGTCAAGGCTTCGTAAGATCAATAAAACCATAACTATGATCCCTATAGCACTTGATGACTCGTTGAATCCTCTTAATGAGAGGTTTATGAATAGGTTTATAAAGAGGGAAGATATTCACAAATACACTGTGAATTACTCCATATCTAACAAAAAATACCTTTCGGGGCTTTGTTACGACATATAAATTACATATATTTGGCATCATGAGTCATGTAAACTACGTTAACGCTGTAATGTCTGAGATAAATAGCATGACCGATTCTATATATGAGGCGTTGATGGATGAGGATAATAGTGAGTTGAAAGACAATATTCAAAATTTAATTAAAATCCTTAAGGATATACAAAAATCACATGAGAGTTTATCGGAATAGAGTACTAGATCTGTATGACAACGGAGTCACAAACAAATCAAAAATTACAAGACTTATAATAAAAGAATTTGATCTAGAATCAAGCTTAGATTCTGTTAGAATGCAGGTCGTAAAGATAATCAAAAACAGAGCCATTGATAACGAGTGTGAGTCTGTTGGTATAGATCCAGATAAGGTTAAGCACTATTGGTACAAGGGTAAGCACTACTCTATAAATGTATCAGGCAAGGATGAATTTGATCCAGAGTCATTCATATCTGAGCTGACTGAAGAGATATCAAACTGGAGTCCGAATTATAAAAAAATTGAAAGAAAGAAGACAAAGAATCCTCACTGCCTTGTATTTGATCCTGCCGATATACACATAGGAAAGCTATGCTCGTCCTTTGAGACTGGTGAGGAGTATAACAGTCAGATTGCTGTACAGAGGGTTAAGGAAGGACTTGAGGGTATCCTATCAAAGTCTGAGTCATGGAACATAGACAAGATAATATTCATAGCTGGTAACGACATACTACACACCGACAATCCCAGGAGACAGACGACAAGCATGACTCCACAGGATACCGATGGTATGTGGTACGAAAATTTTGTGACTGCAAAGAGGTTGCTTATTGATATCATTGAGACATTGATGTCTGTCGCTGATGTAGAAGTTGTCTATAATCCAAGTAACCATGACTATATGAGTGGGTTTATGCTGTTGCAGTGTATAGAGGCCTGGTTTCAGAAGTGTAATAATGTAACATTTGACAATGACATGTCTCACAGGAAGTACACGGTCTATGGCAAGAATCTTATTGGAAGCACACACATGGACGGTGCAAAATCTCAGGACCTACCTATGCTTATGGCACATGAGGCGTCAGAGAACTGGAACTATTGCAAGCACAGATATATTTATGGGCATCACATACATCACAAGACATCTAAGGATGTATTTTCTGTCTGTATAGAAACACTCAGAAGTCCATCAGGCAGTGACTCATGGCATCACAGGCGGGGATATCAGCACGCTCCTCAGGCGGTTGAAGCCTTCATTCATAGCCCTGAGCATGGTCAGGTTGCTAGGCTTACTCACCTTTTCTAGTTACCTTATCTTACCAAATGTTTCTTCAAACTTATCTATCTCTTCCTGAGATTTGTCAAGATAATTTTTCTTGTAGTATATCTGGTATCCTTCTTTGAGTACTTTATTTCCTACTTTTGCAAGCTTAAATGACTGAGATAGTTCTTTTAATTCTTGATCATCTAGGCTGTCGCCATACCTTGAGTACAGTCTTGCTGCCATCATCTTAGGAGATCTTTCGTAAATTATATTCGTCATTTCCTTAAACATCTCCTGACCTTTTAAATCTTTTCTAACGGTGTATGAGCCGTAGTAAGGTCTGTCCTTTGTATTGACATCGTTTTTGTCAAGTATATCCTCAAGTTTTTTTAATTCTTTTTGATACTCTTTGCTCTTGTAGTCTCCATTTCTAAGTATCTCTGAGTCTACATTTTTATTGATATCCTTCTTTATCTTTATCTTAGTAAGGTAGGCATCTGTATCTATCATTTTCTCAAGTTCCTCTAATCTATCCTGATTCTTGTATCTTAAAATGTTTGGATTAGTAGACCTCTTAAACTTTTTACCTAAGCTACTAAATACCCTTTCAATTCCGTTTTCAAACGTGTCTGAATTTTCTTTGAACTCATCATTACCCGT